TCTTTGGTCTCCTGCCAACGACTTGTTAGTAGTTGTGACATTATATAATCTCCTTAATTATAGTCCAGCCAGGCGACGGATATCAACGATGTTACTATCGGGCTCGCTGCTGATTGTTGTTGTTGTTTCTCTGGTAACCTTGTTACCGGTAATTTCTTTTGCCTCTACAAGTGCCTGTCTTCTTTTTGGAGCACCGCCACCGTCGATAACGGTTGGCAAATACTTGTTAAAACTTTCATTCAATCTCTGAGTTTGAACAGTTTCCAAAAGCTCGCTCATAATTCCCTTTTGGTCTGAGTTCAATGGAGCCAATAGCTCACTCATGATTGCCTTTCTTTGAATGCTTTCTTTTAGTACACGAATTTCTGTCTGCTTGCTTTCAATGACCTTTTGAGCCTTTGATAGTACAGTGTGTGCTTCAGCAATCTCATAGTCCTTTTTATTAACGACTTTGAGTAATTTACTTGTTTCTGATTTCTCATTCAAGTAGCTGGATTGATATTCATTACTAAACGCTTCAAATATTCTACGTCCAAAATCTGCCTTTCTTGCTGCTTCAATATCTTCTTTTAGTTGTACTAATTCTCTATCCAAGTTCTTAGTGACTAAACCTTCAACCATTACGGCAGCACGTTTGACAAATTGTTTCTTCATCTGATCTAATGCAATACGACCTTCCTTGATCAACTTGACCTTGGTAGCTGCTAGATCTTTCTTATCTGCATAAAATTCTGCAATTTCATTAGCGAGCGCTTCAACTACAAATTCCTCTAACTTGAAAAATTTGCCTGCCATAACTTTTTGGTCTTCATGCAATTCTTTCACTTCGCCAGCTAAACTTCTAAGAACGAATTCTTTTAATTTTGCACTGTCTTGTTTCATTTTAACTGCATACTTGGCCTTAGCTTCGGCAAGTTGAGCACGGTCTTCAGCAAATTCAGCAATCTCAGGAGCCAATTGATCACCGATCATACGATCGATAGCTTCAACCATAACCTGACGATCATGCTCATAACGTTGACTGAATTCTTCTCTTAATTGTTGAGTTACTTGCTCACGATTCTCGGCAATGCGAGCCTCCCAAGCCTCTTCAATTTGAGCCTTAACACTTTCGCTAACCACATTGTTTTCAAATAAGCCTTTCAATACGTCCAACATGTGATTCTCCTTTTAGTGGAGTTTGTTTATTATTTCTAATAAACTCTCTTTGATGTATTTTTGTGCTTTCGAATCACCCTTGACCTCTTTCGCTATGCGCAAAGCATTATAACCACCTCTGGCATTCATAATGTGTTCATAAATTGGTGTAGGATATGCTCCAGGAGCACTAGGTTGAGCCACCACATCTACTGTAATGATCTCAAAATCGCTGACTTTGCCAGTGCCATCACCGCTGACGTTGCCAGAACCTCTGCTAGACACTCCCAACTTGACTCCACTTTCCAACATAGTACGCACTAGTTGGCCCATGGGTGTTGGCAATATCTTGAATTTTCCATAACCATTTGGACCGTCCATCCACATTTCAGTAATCATGTGTGACACACGGTCCAAATTGATCTTTAAGTCATCTGGATGATCTACTTCGCCCAAAACGCTATATCCGCCTGTAATTTGATCATTCAAAGTTTTGACAGCTCTTTCAATTTCATCTACAGGATATACTCTCTGGTTGGCATTTTTGATGCCTCCCTGAATGCAGATACCCTTCATGTAAAGGTTTTTGCCGTCTTGGCCGTCAGATTCGACCACCATGCGGGCTTGGTCGAAACTGAGATTTTCACGTAAGTAGTTCATCTATATGTTTACTTTGCTCTTCCTGGAGCGCCATTGATTGGACTGTCAGCACTTCTGTCACCATTGTCACCTGTGCTCTTCTTCTCAGCCCCATGTCCTGGCTCTTTCTTCTTAAATGCTGTCTTACCAGCCTTTCCGCCTGGAACATTAATGTTTCCACCATCTTGTAGCTGTGGCTTGCTGCCTTTGAATACACCAGTGCCTTTCAATTGTCCTTGATTAGCAAATGTTGGAGTCTCTGTACCGCCTTGATTTAAATTCTTAGCTGTACCGCCCATGTCATTCTTACCAGCTACGATTGACTTGGTGTTTACACCGTCGTCACCCATTTTTCCAAAGCTAGTATAGTCTTTACCACCGCCAACTTTTTCTACATACTCGCGAATAAAGTCTTCGTCAGTCTGTTCATCATCTGATTCTTCCTCTTCTTCATCTTCGTCACGCTTCTCGAAGTACATGCTCTCTTCTTCGCCTTCCTCTTCTTCCTCTTCGCCACCGAACTCGTCGCCGCCCATGTCATCGCCGCCGAACTCGCCTTCTTCACCTTCTTCATTGCCCATTAAGCTTTCAAACTCATCCTTAAGGGCCTCTAATTCTGCTTCTAGGTCGTCTAAACGATCGCCTAATTCTTCTTCGCCGCCCATGCCCATGTCGTCATCGCCGCCGAACTCATCACCACCCATGTCGTCACCACCGAACTCATCACCGCCCATGTCGTCATCGGATTCAACATCGCCTAACATGTCATCGGTTTCGTCACCGCCCATGGCTTCTTCTTCAGGCATACCGCCCATCATGTCCATGCCTTCTTCTGTTTCCTCTTCTTCAAAATCATCAGCTAGTAGATTCTCATAAATCTCACGGGATTTAGCTACTACGATGTCATGAAATAATTCACGTGCTTTGGCCTCATTGTCATTGATAAGGTGCTCAAGCATCTGCTCGAATTTTGAACGATCTGTCATTTTGTTCTCCTATAGGTAATGAGCTGTCAAGTATATTTACATATAACTGTAAAAATTGGTTGATAATGGTGTAATTTTAACGTATTTTTTCCCAGTCTTTGATAAGATCCTTAAAATCTTTAAAAAGTACACTTTTATAGTTGGGATATTTCCAATTAGTCTCGTAAAAATTTTCCACATTAACTCTAAAATAATTTATATTAGGGTTAGTTTTAATAATTGTTTCTGTTTGTTTTAGCCAGTTACCGTTGTAAGTTGCAGGGTCTTTACTATTTTTATAATTAAAAGTATTAGCATATACATTGTTTAATTTGCCATTAAGGCCTGAATAATCAAAACCAAAAATATAGACCTCATGAGGGTCGTGGCTAGTAGCTAAATTCAATGCTGTGGGTCCACTACTCCAACCTAAATTAGGCTCAAAGTAGTTAAACTTTTCAAAATTTTTATATTTTATATTATAGTTTGTCCAGACTGAACTATTCTTTTGATAACCAGCTTGATTGATTTCTTCAACCATCTTGGTGTCTACTGCCACAAGATAATCTGGCCTGTAATCCCTATATACAGCATTACAGGCATAGATAGATCCGTATGGCTTAACTTCATCAAAGTCTATATTCAATCGTGTTCGGCCATTGCCAAACACAAAACTTCTTTTCATAGAGGTTTACGTCTGCACATCCAAACAACAGACTGAAATTCCTCTTGCATATAAGGAACACAATTATTTCTATCTAATGCTTCCTGTACATCTTCAAAAGTAATTTCACACCATAGCCATTCATTGGGGGCTTTGATATGAGTTTCAAAATACTCTTTGGTTTCACTATAATCATGGGCCATAATATAATCACCTGGCTTGAGCAAATCTGCTAGCAAATTAACTTCATTGATTTTATTACCACCGTCACACATTAATACTGTAGTACCTGGACGTTGAATAGCATTTTTAATTTCGTCATAGTTACTTTCTTTAATGGTTTTATAATCATCATTGAACAAATTACAACAACGTACAATAATGCCATCATCCCTTAATTGTTGAAATTGACCTAAATTAATCACATCATAGGTAGTGTATGAATATGTATAATTTAAATTCTTTAACACATTATTAAGAGCCAATGCTGTACCGCCTTGGCCAGTGCCAACCTCTACAACGTTTGCTGGTTTTACCTGTGCAAAAAACTTTTCAAAAACAGGTATAAAATTTCTATGCTGCTGGCTAATCAAGCCATATAAACTGAGATTCCAATCCATCTTTAATCCTTTATAATTTAAGCTGCTGGTGCTGCAGGTTCGGCGCCATACATACTTTGTACAAATGTCAAATCTTCTTCCATTTCTAAAATATGTGCTTCCGAACTCTTCCTTAAATCATTTATCTGTTTTAAAGTTAGTCTGGTTTTTCTTGTGTCACTACGCAGTAATTCCGACACATCACGGGCCGCATCGAATCTAAAATCGTTGCTGACTTTTTGTGTTTCAGGATTAAGATAGAATAATTCTCTTAAGATCATATATCTATTTATTAAACTGGAGGGGCCGCTGCTGGTGCTGTTGCACCCATACCTGTATCAACGCCTGGCGGCATACCTCCGGCAGCCTGGGCCATATCTTCTGGAGCACTAGTATCACTGGTCAATTCTAGATCACTGTCTATGCCAGCAGCACTAATGCCTGTGCTGCGTAATTCTCCGCTGGCATCAGTGCCACTTACAGAACTCATGCCCTTCTCTTGCTTCCATAAGTTTTCGTTTTCTGCCATCTCTTCTTCGCTGAGCCCTAGGAATCTCTTCAAGGCAAAACGCTTACTGATATAAGGCACAGCCTGTATAGTGTTAAATGTGTTGATTCTCTGCCCGTCAACTTCAGCTTGACGATAACTGGCAAAGTTCTGTGGTGGTTGGAATCTTATTTCAAATAAACTACTGTCAATATTAGTACCTTGAACATGTAGATAACGCTTAAATTCCTCATCAAACACACTGGATATGAGACTTTGCAATCTCATACAGTAATTATTGAAACGTAACTCTTGAATATAAGCAGTACCTACTCTTCCGTCGTTATACTGCGCCTGGCTGTCGTCCGCACCAGTAGGTAGGTAACTGCTAGGAATCCTTAGAGCTCTAAAAAGTTTATTCGTAAAGTATTTAAGGTCATCAATTTCACCTAAGTTTGTACCGCCAGGTAAAGTTTCAACTTTACTGCCTCGGCCACCTTCAGTTTGAGGGAAGAAATAATCTTCGTTAATACTTAATGGATTGTAGGCACTGTCGATCACATTCATTCCGCCCCCACTTTGACTAGGAATGCGACGCTGATGTATTTCATTCTTAACACGTTCCACAAAACTCATGGCCATGTGACTGGGCATGTTGCCTACATCAATGTAAAATATTCTACGCTCTGGAGCACGTTGTATACGATAGATTAGAATAGCATCTTCTAATAGTTCTTTTTGTTTGTATACTTTAAACACTTGTTCTAATAAACTATTGCCGAATGGATAATTATTATCTAACCCTTCGCTCAAACTTAAATGTATTACATGGGCAGCATCAATGGCCATTTCATTTTCACCAATATGGAATCTATCTCCATATTGTGTAGGGTACGCACCTGTTGCTCCTCTAGCTTGACCGCCGCCAGCCACATAATTACTACCTCTATTATTAGTTTGATTAGGACTAGTCTGTATTTGAGTGGCTACTAAATTTTGAAAATTAGGTGCCAAATCACGGACCACATACTGTTCAGGCTTTTTGCCTTCACTTTCATTAACAATAACTTTGACTAATTTGCTAGGATCTACATAAAACCATTTTTGTGTTTCTGGATCTCTAATAAAAAATGCATCGCCATACTTGAAAGTATTACGGACCATGCGAAAAAATCTTGTGTCAAACTGTTGTAGTTTAAACCACTGTTGAAGATATTCTCTTAGAACACGGATTTCTGTATTTGTGGCCTTGTCTTTAAAACTAAGATGAAAGGTTGTGTTATTTTCTTTATTTTTCTGTGTGCAAAATTCTGCCAGAATATCTAATGCTGCATTGACCTCTGGATCCATGTCCATGGTATCATACTGCATATAACGTTCTATTCTATTGGGACTACCCACATAGATATCTGGCAAATAACTGCTGTAATTACTACGTGCAGGTCCGGCTTTACTGCCGTTATTGCTCATGGGACTAACTGTGCCAGTTTGATTGTTAACCGATACGGGACTGAAATATCTACGCCAACTCATTATCTTGCCCCAAATAGATTACCACTGGCAATACTTTTTGTAGCTTGAATTTGTTTAGACGATATATCCTCAGTTTTCTTTATAAGAGCATTCATGGTAGTATTTAACAACTCTAGTTTCTTTACTACATCGTCTAGGTTCGATTTTTGTTCCTTTGCACCATCCTTAGCAGACGGTGTTTTAGCAGATTCATCAACCGGAGTGTATTCTTCTCCAGTTTCTGGATTAATCTTTTTGCCTGGACTTGGTTCTTTTTTAGGTTCTTCTTTTTTAAGACTTTCAGCTTTACTTCTAATCACCGGCATTCCGTTAGCATCTATACTGATGTCACTAAATTTAGTATTTTTGGCCTTGTTTGTGGTCTCTGCTTTTATATCGGCCTTAATTCTTTCTGTGGGATCTTCTTTATTTTCACTATACTTTTCGTCTTTGCCCAAGTTTGCCAACATATTCTCGCCCATTTTTTCCAAGTCAACATCACTTGTAGGCAAGGAATCTTTTATGTCAGCCATGATTTT